GTCGAATGGACGCATGAATTCGGCCTCGGCATTGAGCTGGACGATATCCCGGATGGGCGGGCGATCTTATGGGGCGTCGATCCCGACACTGGCCCCGATAGCGAAGGTCAGTACTGGGATCCCGGTGCGGAGGGCGGCGAATCATGAGCGACTACGAGCTGGGCGAGATCGATCGCCGCATGGCCTGCATGGTGCAGCACGGGACTGTCGACGACGTCTCGTATCAGCCGCCGCAGTGCCGCGTGCGAATCGGTGATTGGGTCAGCGACTGGATGCCGTGGAAGACGGCTGCCGCAGGCGTGGTTCGCTTTTGGCGGCCGCCGTCTGTTGGCGAACAGGCGTCGATGTTCGCGCCGTCCGGTGATCTGGCCGGCGCGTACGCGGCTCCGGGCTACTACTCGGATCAGCACGGTGGTTCTGCTCGGTCCAATCCGAACGAGACCGCATGGGATTACCCCGACGGTGCGTCGGAGGTCTATGACCACGAGAAGCACGAATACCGCGTCAACGTGCCGGCAGGCGGGCGGATCGTGTTCCGCATCGGCGCAACGGAGCTGGAGCTACGTGCGAACGGCGTGACGTTGCGCACGGAGAAATTGCTCGGCGACGTTCCTGATTCGACGTTCACGGGCAACACGACGACGGAGAAGCTGTTGACGTTCAACGGCGGGATGCAGGGCAAGGGCGGCGGTGACGGTGGCCCTGCCGTCAAGGTGGAGGGTGGGGCGCGTTACACGGACGACGTCGAAATTGGCGGTAAGTCGTTCCTGGAACATTCGCACATGGAACAGGGTGACGGTGCGCCCGTGTCGCCGCCGCTGTAACACGTACGTTCGCAAAGTTGCTTTGCCCCGCTTCGGCGGGGTTTTGTTTTTGAGGGATTCAACATGGCAAAAGATACTCCGCAGACAGCAACCCCGGCCGCTCCTTCCGTCGCGCGTTATCTCGATACGCGGTTCCGTAGTCGCGTGATCGTGTTTCCGAGCGGTGATGTCGTGCACGTCCTTTCAGGCGAAGCAATCGCAAGAACGGCCGCGCAGATCGAATATCTCGACGCGCATCCGGACTTCAAGCGGCTGGAGGAGCGCGGATGAGCCGGTCGGGTGCGCTCGTCGGCATGGACCGATGGACGGGTGCGCCGATCAGTGGCGTTGCGCACCTGAAACAGAGTCTCGGCGACATCCTCAGCACGCGCAAGGGCGCTCGCCGGGAGCTGCCCGAATACGGTTCGGACATTCCGTTGATGGTCGACCTACCCGTCACGCGCGGATGGATCTCGGCGGCACAGGCCGAGGCCGCACGTGCGATCGGCCGGTGGGAGCCGCGCATCAAGCTGGCTCAGGTGAAGGTGCTGTCGGTCATCGACGGCAAACCAACGTTCGCGATTCGTGGCGAATACGACGGTACGGCCGTTGAAATCGAGGTTCCAACATGACGATTATCGATCTCGCTTCGCTGGACCCGCCTGATCTTGTCGAGGTGCTCGACTTCGAGGCGGCGTTCCAGATGAAGCTGGAGTATTTCAAATCGATCTATCCCGACTGGACGGCGGCGCTGAAGTCGGATCCAGTCGTTAAGCTGATTGAGCTGGCGGCGTATGACGAGATCCGCGCAGCAGCGCGCCTCAATGACGCTGCCCGCGCGGGCATGCTCGCTTTTTCGACCGGTGCCGATCTGGAGCATCTAGCGGTGCTGATGGATACGGAGCGCGCAGTCGTCGAGCCCGGCGATCCGGACGCGAATCCGCCAGTCGAGCGGCGCATGGAATCCGACGACCGGCTGAAGTTGCGCACGCAGATGTCGATGGAGCGCGCGACGGTCGCGGGGCCGTTCGCGGCGTACCGCGCGTTCGCCATGGATGCGTCGGCGGACGTCCTCGATGTCGCTGTCGACCGACCGGTGGCCGGTACGGTGCGACTCACGATCATGTCTGCACGTGGCGACGGAGTACCGGATGGGGCGTTGCTCGATCTGGTCCGCGCGAAGGTTTCGCCTGAGACGGTACGCCCGCTCAATGACACGGTTCTGGTCGAGCCGGCTATCAAGAATGAGTATGCGATCGATGGGCTGATCTATGTCGGCAGCGGGCCGGATCCGAGCATTGTGCTCGACGCACGGCGTAAGGCGCTCGACGGCGTGGTGTTGAAGTCACGCCGGCTTCGTGCCGGCATGCCCCGATCCGCGATCGAGGGAGCGCTGCACGCACCGGACAGCGGCGTCACGCGTATCGAATTGCGCTCGCCGGTCGCCGACGTCTTGTGTGGCTCGCGCGAATTTGCGCACTGTACGAGCATCAATCTGGAGGTCAAGGCCGATGACGCATGAACCCCTGCTGCCGTCCAACCAGACGCCGCTGGAGGCGGCACTCGCGCGCGTGATGTGCCCGAGCGTCGATCCCGAGATTTTGCGCACGTTGTGGGACGCGGATCGTTGTCCGACAGCATGGTTACCGTGGCTCGCATGGGCCCTCGCGGTCGATGGTTGGGAACTGGCGGAGTCAGAAGACGCGCGGCGAGCGCTGGTGAAGGGATCGATGGCGCTGCACCGGAAGAAGGGCACGCCGTGGGCGGTGCGGGAGGTGATCCGGCGGCTCGGTTTCGGCGAAGTCACGATCATCGAAGGACGCAGCGGTCGACGGCGCGACGGCTCGATTGTTCGTAATGGCGAGCAACTGCACGGGAAGCCAAGCGCGTGGGCCGAGTACATCGTGAAGCTTGGGGTGCCGATTACACGCGATCAAGGCGACAAGCTGTGGCGGGCAATTGAGCGTTACGCGCCTGCACGCAGCCAACTTGCTGCGCTCGACTATGCGGCCGTGCCGATCCGGCATAACGGAGTAGCGCGTCGGAACGGGCAATACACAAGAGGGAGTATTACGACATGACCAATCTGGTTGAGATTGAGCGGTGGGAGGACGGGGTCTATCAACTCGAAACATCGGATCCTGTCGTCGGTGGACCTGAGGGAATCGACAACCTGCAGGCGAAACAACTCGCGAACCGCACCCGCTATCTGAAAAAGGCGGTTGAAGCGGGCCAAAGCAACTTTGATGCGCATGTCGCGGCAGCCGATCCGCATCCGCAGTATGCGACGCATGCTGATTTGGCGGAGAAGGTGGCCGCGCTGGTGGCGCAGTCCCCGGAGACACTCGATACGCTGAGTGAGCTGGCGAAGGCCCTCGGCAACGATCCGAATTTCGCGACGACGATCACGAACCAGCTCGCGCTGAAAGCGCCGCTAGACTCGCCGACGTTCGGGGGTAAGCCGAAGGTGCCTACGCCGGCGCAGTTCGACAAAAGCGAGCTCGTGGTCAATAGCGCCTTTGTTCGGTCGGTCGGGATGCAGGCGAGCGCATTTGCGACAATTGTCGGGGCATCGGCGCTAACTTCCGCGCATGCGGGCAGCACGATCTACCTCGGTGGCACCGGAAACTATGCGGTTACATTGCCACGCGCGTCGTCAGTGCCGGCGGGTGTACGGCTCGAATTTGTCAGCGGGATCGGCGTCGCGCCGGTGACTATTTCCCGTCAGGGAACCGACGTGATTTACATGAATGCCAACACGTCGCTGACCTCGGTGCCAATGGCGCTTGGAGACAGCTTCGTTGTCGAAAGTGACGGGACAAATTGGTATTCGGTTGGCGGTTCAACATCGCTTGCGTTCACGAACGGGTTCAGCGCATCTTTTGCCACAAGCGGTTACCAGAAGCTGCCGAGCGGGATGATTTTTCAGTGGGTCACGGGTGGAAGCGATGCGAATGGAAACATGAACGTGACGCTTCCGATCGCGTTTCCAAACGCAGTACTCGGAGGAATCGCGAACGAGGGTTTTCCGGGCGGATGGGGTGTAAACACCACGACCATCTGGGCCTTCGACATTGCGGGATCGACACTGTCGACCGCATTGGCTCGGGTACGCAGCATCGACAGAACAAACGGGCCGAGCTCTTCCAGCGGTATTGCCGGCCGCATCTTTTGCTGGGGAAAGTGACATGGGACAAAAACTCGCCGCGTACAACGCGGAAGGCTACATCACGGCCATTTACGACACGGTCGATAGTCCCGCTCCCGATGGAGTCGCTGTGATCGAAATTACTGCCGACCAATGGCACGATCTCATGCGCGCACAGGCGACCGGAAAGCGCCTTGCGGTCAAAAACGGAGCGCCGATCGCCGTCGATCCGCCACCGCCGACGCGTGCGGAGTTCGCCAACGTCAAACGCGCGCAGCGCGATACCGCTTTGAAGGCAACGGACTGGCTTGTTTCCCGGCACCAGGATGAACAACTACTGGGCGATGGCACGACGCTGACGGCGGATCAGTTTGCAATGCTGCTCCGTTATCGCCAATCGCTGCGAGAAGCCAGCGATCTTCCGGGGTGGCCGAATGCGGACCTGCCGGCGCCACCGCCGTTCGCGACCACCCAACCCAAGGTGACGGTGTAACGCCACTTCCGATTCAAACCTATGTGAGGCCGCTCAATTCGAGCGGCCTTTCTATTTGTAGCTTTCTCGGAGATCAGAATGGCTGCTACTTCTTTCTATCACGGCGTGACGACCGTGCTCGTCGACACCGGCCCGCGCACGATCGCCGTGCCGTCGACATCGGTTGTCGGCGTCGCCGATACCTACACGCCGGGGCCGGACCTCGTTGCGCCGAACGTGCCGGTGCGGATCACCAGCGAATACGACGCCGTTGCCGCGTTCGGCGAGACGAGCGCGATCGCGCGCGCGATTCAGGGCATCTACAAGCAGAGCAAGACGGTCATGGTGGCAGTCGGCGTTCCCGCCGATCAGACCGACGCCGAGCTGACGTCCGCGATCATCGGTGGCGTGTCGGCCGGCGGTGTACGCACCGGCATGCAGGCACTGCTTGACGGCAAATCGCTATTCGACCTGAAGCCGCGGTTGCTGATCGCGCCGGGACATACTGCCAAGCAGCCAGTCGCGACAGCGGCCGACGAGCTGGCAGCAAAGCTGCGCGCGATCGCGATTCTCGACGGGCCGAACAAGACCGACGAGGACGCGATCGCATACGCGAAGAACTTCGGCAGCAAGCGCCTGTACCTCGTCGATCCCGGCGTGCGTTATTGGGACACGGCGAAGAATGCGGACGTCGACGCGCCGGCATCCTCGTACGCTGCGGGCCTGTTCTGCCAGACCGACGCGGCGATCGGCTTCTGGGCGTCGCCGTCGAACAAGGAGATCGTCGGGATCAGCGGCACGAAGCGGCCGATCGAATTCCTGGACGGGGACGAGACATGCCGAGCCAACCTGCTGAACAACTCGTTCATCACGACGATCATTCGCGACGGCGGTTATCGCCTGTGGGGTAATCGCACGCTGTCGGCCGATCCGAAGTGGTCGTTCGTCACGCGTGTTCGCACTCTCGACATCGTGATGGACGCGGTGCAGGCCGGTCACAAGTGGGCGGTCGATCGCGGGATCACCGCGACGTACGTCAAGGACGTTACCGAGGGGCTGCGAGCGTTCATGCGCGATCTGCGCATGCAGGGCGCGGTCATCAATTTCGAGGTGTACCCGGATCCGAAGCTCAATTCGGCGTCGCAGCTCGAGCAGGGCAAGGTGTACTGGAACATCCGCTTCACGGACGTTCCGCCGGCAGAAAACCCGATCTTCCGTTTCGAGGTCACGAACGAGTGGCTGACGGAAGTTTTCGACACGCAATCGTAAGAGGTGACACATGGTCCCGGAAACTCTCAACAACATGGCGCTGTACGTCGACGGACGCGGATTTGCCGGCCGCGCGCCCGAACTCAGTCCGCCGAAGCTGAAGATCAAGACGGAGGACTACCGCGCGGGCGGTATGGATGCGCCGGTCAAAATCGATCAGGGCATGGAAGCCATGCAGGCGGCGTTCTCGATGGGGAGCGTCGAGCGCGATGTGCTGAAGTTCTTCGGACTGGCCGACAGCAACGCATTCAATGCGACGTTTCGCGGTGCATTCCGCGACACGCGCGGCAAGGTGAAGTCGGTCGCGCTCATCATGCGTGGCATGTTGTCCGAATACGATCCCGGTAGCTG